TTACATAAATAATATTTGAGAAGTCCTCATCATTAGAAATATAAGGCTCAAAGAAACAATCGTTAGTATCATTATCAACCATTAGAATAGCTCTACCACTCTCTAATTTATTATAAGCTAAAGCTATATCTGTATTTGTAGAAGACAACTGCTCATACACAGAATAATACCACTGGCCTAAGTCATTACCGAACCATATTTGAGGTGGTATAGTAGATAGATTCACATTACCCGTTTCAATAAATCTAAACTTATCGTATCTTACATTTGATGTAATAACTTCAGGAATAAATGATATTCTCTCCTTACTGGCTATATTCTGGAATGAGAATAGGTAATAAGGATTCGGTAGTGTCTTATTCATAGACACAGTCGCAATAATATTATTTACCTGGTTCTTCCTTATTATCAACATATTCGCTTATTATGTAGTGTGCGTCAAGTTTATCGTCTATCAATAAAAATAATATATTCATATTAGATTGTTGTTCCTGATGGACTATAATATCCAGTCCATTCTATTAAAGGTAGTTGTTTAACCCATAGATAGTCTATATTGGTCGTATCATTCATTTCTTGAGTAGATATAACCCAATTAGCATTCGTGTCTTGAATGGGGTTATAATAACTCTGTGCGGTGTATTCTTTACCCTCAACAGCTTCTTTTTCAATTAAAGTCAAAAGTCCTACGTTCATATTAGTATGTGTTTCTACCTAAAGAGGTTTGATATGTGTTTATTATATTTGTTAAATTGACGATTTCTGTATTTGTTAAACCTGAACCGATTGTAGCGAATGAATATCTATTATCACTATAATAAAGAGGAGTTCCACCTGCGTTTTGAGCACCTATGTAAATATCATTAGCGGTATAACTCAACGGTTGGTTTGCTGTTTGAGTTGCCATCGTAAATCCATCTCTATAAAGTATTCTATCTGTCGCAGCTCTTGCTGAACCTACAGTTATACCATTAGCTGTTGTAGCTGTTGTTGAGGATACACGACCATTACCTCCGTTGAAAGTACCAGCATCAAATAAGGTATTATTACCTGTTCCTGAACTTCTTTTTGCGGTAATGTTGATTTGTTGTGTTAAACTAGCATCATTAGTATTAGCACCCATATCATATATTCTATCACCTGCTCCTTGAGCATTTACAGATATTGATAAGTGAGTTGGATTTGTTCCAAACGCTAAATCAGGTCTTGTTAAAGTTCTACCATAACCATTTGTACCGTTAGCCGTCATACCACTTGAAGTATGAGTCCAACCACCATTAAATACAATATCATAAGTTCCAACTGATGACCTTGCGTTGATTGAGTGAGATGCTGATACTCCCCCTAATACAGGATACATACAATAAATCTTATCCCATAAACCATTAGATACAATTGAAGTAAATAATGTGATAGTGGCAGCAGACGCAGTAGGACTAACTGTTCCACCTGATACAACAACTTTATTCAAGTATGATAATGCTTCAGTCGTTCCACTCAAAGGAGCAGATGGACTTGGTGTCGGTGAGCTTGTCGTAGTCGGTGTGTTCGTATTTGTTGGCGTGTTAGTAGGTGTGCTCGTTGGATTAGGAGTATCAGTCGGTGTGGGTGTTGGAACTGGTGAAGCCCACTCATCATATCTCCATTTGTCTCTTAAATAATTTTGTACTGCTTCTATTTCAGATTGTGATAATACACGATTATAGAACATATACTCACCAACTTCAGCATTAGCTGTTGAATTAGAACCAAAGGTTCCACCAGAAGTATAAGTTGCGCCAATAACAAATTGGTTGAAATTATTGGCAACAGTATTACCCGTAAATAAGTTTGTGCTTGTGAAACCTGATTGGTTTATTTCCATTTCAAAATAACCTGTTGGATAAGGTTGTGTAGCAGCTATTAAAAACTTATTGTTGATATTAGTTGCTGTATAAGCAAACTGATTAGAATTAGCCACACCTTGTTTGGTTTGTTGGAAAGAACCTATATTAGTTGATGTTAGAGTTTGTGATGATAGGTTTTGTTGTGTTCCAGCATCAAATCCACCCGTTGTGGTATTTCCACTCAATAATCTACCTATAAATCCAAAAGTAGCTAAAGCTGAACCTCCAAAAGTTCCTCCACTTGGTGAAGCAACAACAATAAAGTATGTTCCTCCTGATTGAGGTATTAAAGTTGAGTCAAAACGCTGCGATAAATAATTTGTTGTACCTGATACTGCTGAACTCATAAATCTAATAACCTTTGGAGCTCCTGGCATTTGACTTGAACCAGACCATATAGGAGAGTTATTGATTGTAGCGGCAGATAAAGTTTTTTGATATGTTCCAATACTTCTCCAATTAGCAACATAGTCAGTTCCACCTGAAGTGATATAATCTATTGAACTTACATTAGTAGCATCATACCATAAAGAAGGTGTTGCTGGTAATGGATAAGGAGTTGAAGAAGGAGTTAAAGTCGGTGTGGGAGTACTTGTTTGTGTAGCAGTATTAGTCGGTGTGTTTGTAGGAGTACTTGTCTGTGTATTAGTTGGTGTGTTTGTTTGAGTCATAGTCGGCGTAGGCGAAGGAACAGGTGCTCCACCTTGAGGAACAACTCCTGCTTGTTGCCCATCATTCTCCATTTGTCTTGGCACCAAATCTACTCTTCTATACTTTGATTTTTTAGCATCCCACGCCTCAAAAGCACTAGCATTTAATGGTGTCTTCCCGTTTTTTCCTACTAAACCTGGTTGATAATAGTAAGTTTGTTGCTTACCTAATACACCCCAGGTTTTCTTACCGATATTATTTTTCATTTGATAATTTGGCTAAATAAAGGGGGACATAATCCCCCTTCATTATTATTTTTATTAGCAAGAACAATCTACTAAACTTAAGCCTACTAAAGTAGAACTTAAAGTATTAGCCAATATTTTAGCAGGTTCTTTCTCAAACCCTTCTAACATAATTGTATAAGCCGAGCGGTCTGCAAAGGCAGTTCCCGTTTCAGCCATTCCGCTACTTAAAGCGAGACCAAAGTCTTCGCCTAAATAAAAGATACTTCCTTCATTTGTCTCAACAAATACCTTTAAGTTGGTATTTTGAGCAAGAAGTTTAATTTGGTTTCTAGTGCTTTGTTGCAACTTAAGGAATACTAGATTCACTTGTTGGTTATACACCACAGTACCATTTTCTAAACTTGCTTGTATGTTTTCAACAAAATTAGAAGTGTTCTTTTCAACTTGGAACTGATAAACAGTTCCACCAGTCGCACCGACAGTTAGGATTTCTTGGTCTCCGTTTTCTGTTGTACCAGTTACACAACCAGCAACAATATACGCAGCCTTAATACCCCCAACCGAATCTCTGCAACCTTTACACACATTAGATGTGATAAAACAAGATGAAAAACTCATAATTTCTATTTTTTATTTTTTAGTTCCATACGGAACAAGTTTAGTTTATGCTAATCCGTTTTGGATTACGAATTGAGGCCAGGCCAGCTGTACCCCAATCTTAAAATTACTTCTCAAACGCACCTCGTCAAAATCAACAGAGTAGAACATTTTAAGAGTGTCCTGGTCGCTTAATAAGTCAACTCCCATAACTGCGTATCCTGCAGGCATAAGAACTAATTTATTGCTTCCGTTTAGACCTCCTACTGGATGTACTAAAATGTTAGTAGCTGGGTGGAATGTCTTAAAGTCTTCGTAAGAAGATTCTGGATTATAGTGATAATAATTCGCCGTACGATAATTGATAAGGTACTTACGATAATTACTATGCGACATAAATACTACAAGGTCAGTTCTATTTACGATGTCGTCAGGGATTGCTTCAACTAATAAATCCACCTGTGCTAATGCGTTAGATGAAGTTAAAGTAGCACCTGATACATTTATAACTGAACCAGTTAAATTATCAATCAATTCAATAAAGCCAGAGAAACAAGTATCAGCAGAGCTTGCACCCCACATAATGTTTTCCACATATTGTGAAATCTGTGCCACCTTAAGCTCTGAAATCTGGGCCTCAAAAGGAACCGTTTCAGGAGTTGAACCTGGAGTTAGTAATTGACCTAACCAATAGTTGTTTAAGTCTGCAGGACATAAAGCCTCATTCACCTTGTATTGGCAAACCTGGATGTCTCTTTGTGTGTAAGTTGTTTGACCTGAAGAAGTCCAACCACACGAACCTTCTTGCACATATAATGTTGAATCAAGCAAGTTGATAGATTGTGAGCCTTTAATACCAGGTTGTACCTTGATAATTTTTGCAGTCTCACCTTCAAGAATAGCTCTTCTAATCAATTCACCACCAACCTCATCTGTGTAAGTTGCTAATGATGATAGATTAAAGCCGAAATCATATTTCTTATTCATTTCGTTTTGTTTTTATTTTTAGTTTATTTATTTTTTAGCAAAAGCATTAGCTCTTGTTTTCACCAACGCAGTTAAAGCGTCATCTTGGTAAGCGTTTAATTCAGCTGCGATGTTCTTTGGTAATCTAATTGGTTCTCCAGCGGGTTCTTTTGAGAACTTGGCTACTTTAGCCTTCATATCCTCATAATCACTTGCCATCTTTTCAATTCTAGTCCAAATACCATCTACTTTTTCCATAATAGCCTTCTTGAACTCTTGGTCGTCAATCGTGTCGTTTGCTTCACTTAAAGATGGAGCACCCATTTCTTCCTTTTCAGGCATTTCAGGGTTTGCTTCCTCTATGTTTTCTCTCTCGGTGATTTTGCCGTCTTTAACCACGATTCTAAATACATTCTCATTACCTGATGTATCTTTGAGCGCTAATTCGTGCTCACCATCGGGTGCTGGAGTTTCTTTACCATCGGGACTAACAACATATACATCTTCACCAATATCAAAAGTTGGAGACTTTACAATAGTTCCGTCTTTTAATGTAGCATCTACGAAGTTTTGTGTTTTCTTTTCCATATCGTATTTTATTTCTTGGACTAATCCGTCCTTGATTTTTATTTTGGTTGTATCATCTAGCTCAAACTCGCCATCAGGAGCGGGTAATTGCCCATTATCTGTTATGATATAAATAGGTTCATCAATCGCCAATTCGCCTTCTGTGATGAGTTCATCACCCTTTTCAGCAACCTTGTAGGAATTGAACTTATACAATCCAAGTAGTTTATTTATTTTGCGTATAGCATCTTGGTAAGTCATATTACTTTATTTCTTTTAGAATGTTTTTTATGTCCTCAAGTACTTTATGAGTTTCAGCGTTGAACTTCGCCTTTTCCAAAAAATACCCTTGAACTGAAAAGCCTTTTAGTTTTCCTTCTTTGACTTTCTCCCAAGTGGCATCATCATTTACCTTTATGATACACATCCAGGTTCCCTTTGGATAATCCATACCGAACACCTGTTGTTTGTCTAATTTAGGGTCTTCTACAATCCAACTCTCAACAACATCAACACCATTTAGAAACTTGCGTCCGTGTTCTATGTTAGTTTTATCCAAGAGTTTTTCTTGCATAAACTTTTGTTGTAGTTTTTTGATTGTTTCGGCTGTGAAATAGACATAGTAGACTTCACCTGTTATTTCATTCCTTCTAATAATCATCTTATCAGGAATCATAGCGGGGCCTGCTACTAATCTTTGTTCGTTGTTGAATACCTCAAATGATACTTCTTCTTGACTTGAGAACGAAGACATTTTTTCGTATTTATTTATTGTGCTCTCAACCCAGTTTAGGGCTTCAACCCCACCCCAGGAATCCATAGCAAGCAGACCACAAGAACCTTCGTAAGATTTGCTAGTTTCCAAATCTACTTTATGTCTTGTGATATAGGCTTTCATTCTTTTAACCGTCTCAATAGAGATAGGTTTTCCTTGAGCTAATTGTTGAGCTCTTACTTTTCCAACTTGCGTCATACAACCTTGAGGATTACCTGATTTCTCAATATAATCTAAAGCCTTTTGCGCATTTTGACGGATAAGTTCAGGGTAATCATCATAGCTAAAACTATCAACAATAGTATCCACTCCATCATCTTCTAAATCTGTGTTTATATCAGCATACATATCAGGGTGTGCTTCATCACCTTCTATAGGGTGAGTTTCACACGGCATCCATAATACTTCTGTTCCGTATTGATGTGAATGAGAACCTTTACAACCAATAGCTTCAGCCATAGCCTCCGCATCTTCTCTATTCACGAATAAAGGTAGGGTTGTAATTTCCATATCAGCCGTTAAAACTGGTTTCTTTACAACCTTCTTGGTAATTTGGTCTGTATATGGGGATAAAGCGGATACATTCTCCTCAAACTCGTCTTTAGCAAAACCTGTTCTTGGTGGAGTGTTTCCTGCTTCAATAGTAGCTGTAGTTCTTGTATCAGGGCCTGGCATTCCGTCCTCGTCTTCAAGTCCTGTTTCATCTACTGTATTGTTGATGATTCTACCTTCTGCTTTATAAATAAGTTGAACCCATTTATGTCTGCAGTTGTAAGAACCTCTCCAAGTAAAAATATCGTATCCATCAGGCCCAACTTCATTTACCGATAAATTAGACATTTCCATAATGTCTTCAATTCTAAAAACTCTTCTCGCCTTCATCATTTCAGCACAAAATGTTCTGTTGAGTTCATCTTTAGGGCCTACATACTTATATCTAAATCTAACATCAGGTGTATCTTGAGCTGATGGTTTATTTGGATTGGCTATAATTTGGAACTCTTTTTTTCCAACATTCCTAACTTCACTAATATACCAACCTTCACTCTCTAATAAACCTTGAGGTTCACCGAATGCGTGGAACATTTGTATAATTTGTGGGATTTTTTCGTCAGCTAAAACATAGTGATTACAATTAGCACCATCACAAGGTACTTCTTCTTTGTTAAAGAACTCAAAATTAGCTTCGTGGGCTGGCATTTCAACTAAAGCAATTCCATCAAGTCCTGCTTGTTGGTCTCCATCTTCAATAACTAATTCTATAATTTTAGGAACCATATACTATTAAATATCAATTTATTTGATTTGTTAAAAAATTAAAGTGTTGAGCGGTCTTTGATGTTTCTATCTAACATTTGCTGACTAGTCATATCACTAGCAACCACATAAGTTTTGATAGGTGCAGTTTGTGAAATAACATCTTGAATTGAACCTAATGATGTAGTCGTAGCAAAGTTCATAGCCATACCTCCGTCCGCAAACTTCCTACCACCACCAATAGCATTTATTGATGATAATAAAGGTCTAAACATAGATGTTGATTGAGCGTTTATCACACTCTCACCATTACTCAACATAGCGGGGATTAAATCACTCTTA